CAGGTTCTCTCACTCCTTCAATGTTCGTCCAATATAGTCTAGGTCTATTCTGTGCGGATAATTTCGCGGAATTAATCAGAATAGGCTCAACACCTAACAAATCAGAAATAGTATCCTGATTTGCTTGTTTCATCCGCACGTTTTCGAGCAAGAATTTAATGTCACCATTAATTTCTCTTAACTCTTTCAAGACACGAGCGTATTCAAAAAACAAATTTGATTGGGTACCCTCCAGACCCTTACCGATGCGAGCAAACGACAGGTCCTGACACGGACTTCCAGCCACCAGTAAATTTATTTTAGGAAATGTCTTGTCAATGGAAACACCTTTAACATCCCCCATCTGTATTGTATCGGGGTAGTTTTTCTGGGCAATTTTGATTGCGTACTGATCAACCTCACTAGCAAAGTAGTTGTCAGCTTTAATTCCCAGCTTACTTAAAGACGCTTGCGCCCCTGAGCATCCGTCGAATAAAGACATAATGTTCATAGCGTTACCCCTGCTTTCTGATCCATCAAAGTATTGTGGCCTCGGCGCTTGGCTAAACTGATACGTTTAACTGCCTTATCCAACTTGGTATCGGCATGGAAGCAGTCCACATGGACACGGTTTTTCTGTCCCATTCGATGACACCGCGCTCGAAACTGGTCCATGATAGCAGGAGACCAGTCCTGCTCAACCTCAATGATGTGTGATCCCCCTTGCATATTTAAGCTCACGCCCATTGCACCAATTTGACCGACAAGCACGTCGATCTCGCCTGCGTTGAACAAAGCCTGCGCCGTATCCTTCTGAGTGGCAGTGGTGCGCCCGTCGATTACGCGCTGGCTGATACCAGCCTTCTGCAGCTCGGTGACGATGGCGTCGATGACGTTAGTGTGCCAAGCACCAACAAGAATGGGAGAAATGCCAGCATCAATCCGATTAATAATTTCAGCTACCGAGTGTTTTACTTTAGCCACACCAATCTTACGTCGCATAGATGAAATATGCTCATCGTTATTGCGAACCCCTTCTTCGATCTGAACATAAGTCAGCTTGTCCATCTCTTTAAGGCTTTGGCGCAAGTCAGCGTCCGCATCCAGTTCAACGGTCAAATTGTTTATCGTCAAAGGGGGCATGGCTTCCCATACCTCATCCAGCTCTCTGCGTACTGAAAGACCGCTATTAAAAGTCCAGTCATTCAATTCTTCAGTGTTGCGGTTGCCTACGGTAATCATTGTAGGAAACCGCGCCCCATCAAAAGTTTTCTTCTGGGTTACGCAGTAACGTAAACGAAATTTTTCTAAGCTGGTTCCGCCACACCGTTTCTTTAACCCATCCAAATCTGCTCGGCACAAGAACGGGTACAGGTCATCATTCCAGCGGGTAGAGGGTGTGCCTGTAAGCAACCACGTATAATCGACACTTGTACACAAACCACCTCTGCCAAGAATAGCTTTGGTTCTTTTGGCCTTAGTGCTTTTCAATGCGTGGGCTTCATCACAAATTAAAATTTTAGCGTTTAATTCTTTTAACTCTTCTTTGCGTTTGGTTGCTATGTCGTAAGACATAATGAGAGCGCCGGGTGCAGAGGAAAAATATTCCTTTCCCGACCTGATAATTTGAGCGGGAATATTTAAGTGAGCGTAAACCTCTTCCTCCCACATATGCAAAGAGATAGGCGGACCAACAATAATTACATGAAGTAGAAAATTGTTTCGGGTGTCTTCCTGTTTAAAAATTTGGCGACAGGCTTCGAGGGCTGTCAGCGTCTTGCCGCTTCCCATGCCAGACCAATTCCCAGCAAACGATTTTGATGCCAGAAAATTCGCGTCCTCAATTTGATGTGGTAGTAGTTCCATAAATGTGACCTCCTAAAATGTAAACCGCCTTATAAATCAGCGGATGAATAAAGTCAATTGTGTTGAGCTAAAAATTTTTTGCTCAGTTCAACAAGGCTGTCAGAATACGCCCGTTCATTTTCCAGGATATGAAGAGCATGTTTACGCCAGCGTTCAATGACCTCCTCGTAACATGTCGGCGGGTTTAAAAAATAATTACGCATAGTCATCCTCCTCTATTGGGTCACTGCCCAAAACATTAACCGCGCTCTGCAATAAGCGACACGCTATCTGTTCGTTGCAGCCATGTTCAATGAGCATCTGGTAACCTTCTTCCACGCTAATCTTGTGGCGTAGGATGTTCCACCTGATTGCCCTCGCGTAGTCACCCCCCTCTAAGGGGGCGTCCTGCGCTTTTAATAATGCCTCTTTGATCTTTCCCATTTTAGACCTCCATATCTATAGTGTTAATAAAAAGTGTTTCTTCATCGTTTTCCTCTACTCTGTTGTAACTCGATTGTAGTCTCCGGGCAAATAGCGCCTTCGGTATTTTTTCTTGATCGTTCTCTTCCTGATTGGAAAGAAAATGCCGTTCTTCCATTTTGACCTCCTTAATTTTAATATTGTCGGGCGTTCACAACAGCGCTCATCTCCCTCTTCAAGTCATGTGGGTTCTTGTACGATTTGCCACACGGTTCGTTGCGGTTATCTTGGTTGTGCCACATTTCAGCCATACGGCAAACGAACGTCCAGTCGATGCCCAACGCCTTGGCCTTCTTACGGTCATAACGCATAGCCATGACGGCGTCGTATAGTTGAGCGCCACGCATGGCCCGTCGATTGTTCCACGTCTTACGACAGGACGTGGAACAAAATTTAGCGTGGTGCTTCTTCGCCGTAAACGGCTCACCACATTCCTGACAGTGTTGTTGCATCGTGTGCTGACCTCCTAAAATTCCTCTACTCTGTTGCAGTTCGTTTGGCTACTTAACCGCGTAAAATTTTTTGAACCGCCTCTTTAACCAACTTAATTCTAGATGGCGGAACCCAAAATTGTAACTGCTTCCACCCTTCAGAAATTTTATTAGCTTTCCACTTTGCTTGGTGTCTTCGATGCGCCAGCTTCTGTTCTGGGCTGAGTTTCCTAGTCATTTTTGTATCTCCCTCGTTTAACTCGTTCATCATGGAGCATGGCAATGGTTCTCGCATAGCCAGCTATATCTATGAGGCTATCTATATACGCAGGGTTGCTGGGAGGACAAACACATAGCCTCGACAACTTAACGGCGATCATCTCCAGTGCGTGGCGCACTTCTGGGTCACCGCAATCCTGTAGCGGTTGTTTCAATAAATCAATACGTTGAAAATCATCCAGCGGGTGGGCATACGCCGAGCCACGGCGCTGGGTAATATCTGCACCTTCATCGAACTGTTGGCACATAGATGGTGGGGAGATTTCCCCACCGCCATCATCAAATAATTCTAATTGCTGTTCCATCTTCATTCTCCTTTTGATAGTTGTGGGGGGCGAAGCCCCCCGGTGAAATTAAGCAACCTTCTTTTCTGTAGCCAGTTGCTGAAGGCCATCGAGAAAATCTACAACCTTCTGAGCCTTGGCAAACGCCTTACGCAAGGCACTCTTATCTTCCTTCAAGACGTCCAACCACGACTGGAGATATGATGCATGATCAGGACGAGGCTCCGGCTCTAAATTCAAGTGAGCGCAAATAAGGGCTGAACTGGCTTCGGCAATAAGCTCCTCCCTAGCGTAGTCTTTTCCGCCAAAGTCATTCCGAAGGTCTCGTGCCAATCGGGTTTTGTGTCCCGTCCAATGCGCCAACTCGTGAATAGCTGTTCCAGCGTAGGCCGTGTAGTCCTCGAAAGCATCAACGTCGGGGAGTTGAATGAAGTCTGTGGATGGGCTGTAGAAGGCTTTCCCTCCCCCATGCCTAATATCCGCACCGCAGTTTTTAATGTACTGTTCAGCGCGAGCGTCACGCTCTACTGGAGTACGCTCGACAGGCTTGGGAAAAAATCTCTCAGGCAGCCCGTCAATTTGCTCAGCATTAAAGACAGAATAAAATTTCATCAAAGGAATTTTCTTATCTTCGCCTGTAGCCTTATCCTTAATATCAATCGGTTTGAAAAAATGAATCGCGGTTCCCTTCTCGCCTTTGCGGACCTGACCGCCAAGCTCGCTGGCCTTCTTGTATGTGAACCAGTAAGGCGAAGCGTACCCGCTCATGGAAAGAATAAACTGATTGTAGCCTCGGTAAGGCTGACCGTTTTCTCGAAGAGCGAGGCTGATACCGCCTACCCAACTTTTGTGCCAAGGAGCTACGCCAGCTTCTAATTGGGCTATAAC